TGAAGTAATCGGAGAGATCCGCTGGTGGGGGCGTGTTGCTAGATGAGGGAAGTTTTTTTATTTATATGTGGTTTTCTCGTTGTTTTTAGCCTTTTAATGTGGTTTACTGATAATTCGGTAAGCTGTGATAAAATTCCAGCGGGAGAGCGTTATAAATATGCTCGTGTGTCGGTCAATTCTGATAAATGCGTTATGATGTCGGAGAGTGAAATAAAAGACAGTTTGCTAGAGGCTCAAAGAGAAAAAATCGAGGATCTACAAGAAAAACTTTTATATACGGAGGCTGAAAGAGATTGGGCAATCCTTGAAATGGAAGAAAACAGCCCCGACTAGAGCTGTTTAAGTTTGTCATATTCCTTTTTGCTTATTTCAACAAGCGTTTTATCTGTTATACCATATTCTATTGCGTCGCATAAAAAGTCGTGTTCTGCTAATAAATCGCTTAATTCGTATTCATCTATATTGTTTGTAAGTGCAATTTCTTTTATAATATTTTTTTCCAGTTCTCTATGTTTTCTGATAATAGTTATTATTTGTTTTATCATCTTGCAAGTTTTGGAGTTTATTTTTAATAAAATTGGGTTTTTGTATTCGTCTGCTGTGTCTTTATTCAGGTTATAGTATTTCATTAAATAATCCTCCTAAATTTGCCTAGATTTATGAGGCGTCTTAAATTCTTTGTCCCGCCGTTCTTTTGGAATATTTCCCATTCTCGATCTGTCATTGATATAGTATGGCTTTTAGATAAGTTTTTTTCTTCTTTCGATTTTGTGTGAATATCTTTAGGGCGTCCCGCTCCCTCTCTTTTCCCGCCGTGCGTGTTTTTATTTTCCATTGTTCGCCCTTTCTTTTAAAATTTCGTTTATTAGCTTTTTAAGTCCTTTTAGTTCCTTTGTGGTTAAATTATCAAGGATCATTCTGTCTTGTAGTTTACTTATTTCTAGTATGTGTGTTTTTATGATTTTGTTTATTTCCCCGTATTCTTTCCCGAAAATAATGTTATTGCCGTCCCGCTTTGCTAAAAGCTTTGTTGATAGCGTTAAGGGTGCTAGGTTGTCTATATATTGCTCTTGCATTGTTTCGCCTCCGCATTGATTTTGTTATAAAGTTTTTGTTTCTTTTGTTTGTTGTATTCATACCATTTTTTTAAATAGTACATTTCTCCGTTTATTCTTGCTATTGTTCTGTTTTTCTCTGCGATAACTTCGAGCAATTCAGCTTTTGTCATATTTTGATATTTTTTCATTACGCAACCTCCTTTAAAAGGTTTTCAAAGGCTGTAAAATCTTTGCTTTCTCTAAATTCAATTTTTGTTTTGTTGTCGTGTTTTGTTATTAAGCAATCACGATAAATAAAGCCTTTTTCAGTTGTCAAAATGTTTTTACATTTTTCTATCGTTTCTGTGCTTTCAATTATATCATTAAATTTTGCAATATGATTTATAATGATGTCTAAACAATTCAAGTAATTGTCATTGATTAAAATTACTTGCTCCGCCTCATTGCTAATATGATCTATTGCTGGCTTTTTAGTTGTTGTTAATAGTGCCATTGAGTTTACATTTAAGCAAGTGTAATTACTTTTAAAATATTTCTCCGCTCCTTTTGCCATTTCTGCTGGAAATTCTTTTTTAATATCTTCTGCCGATTTAATCCAGCCTAAAAGCCTTGATACTTCAACATTTAGAGCTTTCATAAATTCAATGTCAAATTTAACGTGCATATTGCCGTTTTTATAGGCTCTATATTCCATAAAAACTTTGTCGCTTTTGTCGTACAATACGGTGCATTTTTCCCCGAAATTTTTAGGAATATCGCACAAGCCAATTTTAAAGCCTAAATTATTTGCTATTGTAAAAATGTCTTGTAAAGTTTGTTTTGCTCCGTTGTTGTAACTGTCGTCAAGTTTTCCGCTATACCAATGAGCACGGAAAGGGCTTGACATTATGATCCTATAATCAAGTGTGTAGTGGCTCACTTGTTCAGGGTTTTTAAAATTGTTGTGCCTCCATTCGCAACGCTCAAAAACTTTTTGATTGCTTTTGTATGGTCTAACATTGTCAGGACTTGAAAGCTCTTTGTAAAAATCGATCAATTGGTCGTTATAATATTCGTTTGCGTTTTTCAATACCCATAAAATAACTGGATAAAGATTTTCAAGCGTAAAATCAATTGTGTGCATTGTTGTAAACTTGTTAAATAAATTTTGACGGGTTTTTGATGTTAGGCGGTCGGTGATTTCTTCCAGCTCATCAAGTGCAAGTTTCCAGTATTTCGCTTTTGCTCCGCTTGCTTTCTTTTTTAATGCCTCTTTTACTGCCTTTTTGCTTATTCCGATTGTTTCTAAAATATCAACATCAAGCCCCGCAATAGCTTTAAAGTGATTAAAAAGTGTTGCGATCTCGTCATTATAAAGATCTACAAGTGTTTTTGCTTTGCTTTGCTCTGCGTTTACAAGTTTATTTTTTATAATTTGCTCTTGTTCTCTTGCTTGCTCCCATTCGTTTACGTCTTTTTTATCTCTCATTTTGAAAGTATCATCAAACCATTGATCAAAAGCTGTTTTGTTGTATTCGTCTAAATCTCTGTATCTGTCAATGTCTTTTCTTGTTATTCTGATAATTTCGACTTTTGCTCTTGCTTGGCGTTCTGCGTGTAGAAAATCAGCAGATCCCAAAGTTAAGGCAATTGAGCCAGTTTTTTTAAGTGCGTTTTGTATTGCCTCGCTATTTTTCCAGCGTTCCGGAATAACTAAAAAGATCCTTTTTGTGTTTGCCTCATAAATTAGTCGCTCCGTCCATTGTTCAAACTCGCTGTAAGGAGGATTGCAAAAAATGTTATCTACTGGCTTATCTAGTAGCATTGTAGCGTTGAAATCAGTTCCCAAACAAATTACATCTTTTTCCATTTTTTCAAGCAAGATTTTTGATTTTTCGATAACATAATAATTGCTTATGCCTTTTGCCTTGTCGCTTTCGTTTGGTTGCAAATCGTAATTATAACCTTGTCCGCTTTTGTATGAGTTTCTAAAAGCTGTTTCTTTTGCGTTGTAGCGGTCTTGTTGTTCTTTTGCGAACTCTAAAAAGTATTTTCTAAAATTGCAAGTCCCCGCCCCTATGTCGAGCCACTCGCCCCAGCTTGGAGCAGCCTCGTAAATAGTTTTAATCATTTCTTTAGTTGTTGGATAAAATTCAAAATCTTGCTCGTTTTCTTTTAATTCGTTTATTAACTGATTTATTGACATTTTTTATTGCTCCATTTCTTTTAGTTTTTCGTTCATTTCTGCGACGTGCTGGCAATAGCTGTAATGTTCGCATACTCTCTCGCACCTGTCTAATTTTGCGGTTATTGAGTTAATTGGGCATTTTATCTCCATTGTACAGATCCCGCCCCCTTTGCTTGGTTTTCTATCTGCCATTTTTTAAGCCTCCGTTACTTCTACATTATTTATATTTAAGTCGCCTAAATAGTTTAAAAATTCTTGTAATGTGCCCTCGTATTGGTCGTAAATTTCGCTTGGTACTTCAAATTTAATTGTTACTTGTGTCATTTTGCTTTATCCTTTCTTATATCTCTAGCCATTTCTTTGTTTGTTCTTCGCTTGGTATGTAATTAAACCAGCCCGCTCGATATAATTCTTTTGCTATTTCTTCTAATGGTATTCCGTTTTTATAATCTTCTTTTAAACTTTGTTTTATACTTTTTGCAAATATCATTTTTATCCTTTCTGCCCCGTGCGGGGCGTGTGCCCCGTTTATGCTACTGTTTGGAATGTGTCCCATAGATTAAGTGTTTTTTGTTCGCTTTCTTCTGTTTTTGCTGTTGTGATTTGTTTAACTTCTGCGATCTGTGCTGGTTGTTGTTCTGTTGCTCCGTTTTGTGTTTGTTCTGAATTAAAAACGCTGTAACCTTTATAAAATACTTTTGTTTGTTCTTCGCCGTCCTCGTCCTCTTTTGTGTTTACTATTGCTAATGTGATATAAGTTCCGTGCTCTCCTTTTCTGATTGAGTTTTTGTTATTTTTATATTGTGCAAATGTGCTCCATTCTGTTGATTTATAACCTGTCAAAAGCATTTTTAACTCTAATTGCCATACGTTCCAGCCTGAAAAATTATGTTTAGTTAATGGGTTTCTGTGGTTTGCTGGTCTTAATCCGTTTTGCCAGTAAGCTACAAATAAATGTTGATATGCAAAACCTTTGTATTTTTCGTTTAATTCTCTTGCGATTTGTTCTTTTTTTGCTCTGATTTCGTCGCTTTCTTCTTTGTCATTTCCGTTATAAAGATCGTTGTATGCTTTTTTATCAATGTTTTTTAATGCTTTTTCTAATTGGTTGTGGATTTCTTTTAAAATGTCGTTTCCTTTTTCTCCGTAAATGTCAGGGTGATAAGTTTTAACTAATTCTTTGTAAGTTGCTTTTAATTCTGTTTCGCTTTTGCAGTTTGTAAAATAGTTTGTCATTTTTTTATCTCCTTTTTTGCTGTTTGCGTTCCTGATACTTTCATTATGGATCATCTTGATTTTTTGTCAAGTGTGGAAAATTCAAAAAAGATTGTCAAATTAGGCTCAAATCCATGCCCAGCATGAAAAAAATTCAAGTTTACAATTCGTTACAAATCATTCAAACGGAGGATAAACCCGCTTAATTTTTTCCTGTTTTTTCTGTGTGGAAAAATGGAAAAATAAAAAAGGGTTGTTTTTCTCTTGTGGTTTGGGTTTGGTTTGGGCGGGTGTGCGTGGAATAAAAAAGAAAATTGAAGAAAAATAACAGAAAATTTAATTTTTTCGGGAAAAATTCGGGAAATTTTTGGGGGCTGTTTTTTCGTTCGTTGTAGATTTTTTAAAAATAATAATAAAAAATAAAAATAGCCGTTGATCCAAGACGCTTAAATGCTGTAAAGCGGTGGAGCTTAAAAAGCCCGCATAAGTTTAAGTGTATTAAATCAAAAAAGCGGAGGGGGTTTTATTGTCTTTAAATTCCGTTTACTGCTGTAATATCGAGAGTAAAGGACGAGTTTTTATAATTCCGCCCGCTAATTTTATGAGGAGAGTTTTAATTTTTCTTGATGAGTGCCCGATCTGTGGTCGCTCTCGTGCTTTAATTAAAAATGTGGATTTTAACGGTAATATTTCAATAGTTGTAAATCGTTCAGGGGCAAAGGCTTTAGAGCTTTTAGATCGCTATAATGTACAAAATGCGGGCTTGCATAAGGTTGAAAACGGTACTAAAAATAATATGGGCTGGTACTGGTGGGACGGCTCAAAAGATGAATGGGTGCGGGATTTCAACAATAAAAAAGTTTTCAAATTAGATCAAATTAAATCAAATCTTTTTCATAATTAGACATTAGGATTATTGGCGGGGAGCTGTTCACTCCCCTTTTGTTTAAGGGTTTTTAATGTTCAAAGCGTTGTTAAAATTCTTATTTGTTATAGTTCCGTTTTTTATTTTGGGCGGGCTGGAGCTGGTGTTTTTACACAAAAGAGAGATTTATTTATACGCTTATGAAACTAAACCGCAACCCAAAAAGAAAAGCAAAAAAGATTTGAGGCGGGAGGCTATAAATAGCTTTTTAAAAGATTGTTATAAACAAAAAGGATCAAATTAAGTGAATGACAAAGCGAAAACCGACAGCGAAAGAATGGGACAAAATCAGGACTTTATACCTTAAAGGGGAAAAGCCCCGGTTTATCGTGGAAAAATTCCCCGAGCTTGATATTACAGCAAAAGGAATAAGTACAAAGTTTTCAGCTAATAAAACAACCGCAAAGCGGGACAAAATAAAGGATAAAGTCGAGCAAAAGCTATTAAGTGAGATCCAGCAAGAACAGGAGCAAGCAAACAGAGAGCTAATAAAGATTAGTAAAAAGATTGTTTCTGTGGTCGCTCAATACCTTGAAAATGAGGAGTATAAAGATTTTGCGGGCTTTACAAAAAAGGGTTTTTTCTGTGAAACATCAGAAACGACAAACACTAGGGCGTTAAGAGAGATTGTAAAAGCTCTTGCGGACGCTCAAAAAATACAGCGTTTGGCGTTGGATATGGATAACAAAGACGAGGCGGAAGATATGACACCGCCGACAATTAACATCAATTTGGGAGATTTAAAAAATGAAAGTGAGCCCGATTTATAGCAATGTTTCTTTTGGTTATTCATCACCATTGAAAACACTTTATAAAAAGGGCAAATTACCTGTCAAATATGACTTTTACGGCAGTAAATTAACAAATAAAAATGTAACGCTGGAGCATTTAAAACCGCACTCACAAGGCGGGAAAACAAATTTAAAAAATTTGGTGCTGGCTACAAAAGAAAACAACCAGTTAAGAGCCGACAAAGACATAAAAGAGTTTTTAGATATGCAGAATGTCAAACGATATTTAAGCTATTTTCAGGGGCTCAAGTTCAAAGATTTTGACGGGGATCGCTATATAAGAGGAATTTGGGAAACAATTAAGGAGCTAACAAAATGATCGAGTTTACGGAGTTAATTATTAAAAAATTCCGTGCGGTCGCTTATTTAATCTTTACTTACGCTTATTTACACTTTTTCTTTAAAGGTGGCAGAGGCTCAACAAAATCAAGTTTTATTGCGTTGATCCTAGTTGTTTTAATGGTTCAGGATAAAACATTTAATGCGGTTTGCATTCGTAAGGTAGCGGACACGCTCCAAGACAGCGTTTATAACCAAGTTATTTGGGCTATTGAGCAATTGGGATTAACTCAATATTTTAGATTTAAAACAAGTCCTTTACAGATAATTTATAAACCGACTGGGCAAAGGTTTTATTTTAGAGGGTGCGACAGAGCGGAGAAAATAAAATCAATAAAATGTAAGGTCGGATATTTAAAAGCTGTTTGGTTCGAGGAGCTGGCGGAATTTTCAGGAATGAAAGAGATCCGAACAGTTACGCAATCAATCGTTAGAGGCATAAGCAATATTTTATGTTTTTATTCGTTCAACCCTCCAGAGGACGGGAAAAACTGGGTAAATGAAGAAGTCGAAAAGCCTAAAAAAAATAGATATGTTAGCCACTCAACTTATTTAGACGTACCGCCTGAATGGTTGGGAGCTGATTTTCTACAAGAGGCGGAGGACTTAAAAGAACATAAGCCCGACGATTACAACAATGAGTATTTAGGACTTACAAGCAAAACTACATTAAATATTGTCAAAAATTTTGATAAAAAGACGCAAATTAGACCGATTATTTATGATCCCGATAAGCCTTTACACTTAACTTGCGACTTTAACGTCGATCCAATGTGCTGGATTATGGCTCATAAAACAGAGGAAAAAGTGTTTTATTTTGATGAGCTTGTAATGGAGAACACGCACACGGGAGAATGCGTCGAGGAGTTTATAAGACGTTACGGAGATCATAGAGGCAAAATCATTATAAACGGGGACGCAAGCGGAAATTATCGAAGTTCTACAAGTGAATTTACAAACTACGCAATAATTTTAAAACGATTGCGTGAACATTTTGGCAATGACCGAGTAGAGCTCCATATAAGAGATTTTAACCCTCCGATTATTAACAGAATTAACGCATTTAATCAGAGAGTTAAAACAAACAAAGGCATATTAAACATTTACATTGATCCAAAGTGTAAATGGCTCATTTATAACATTGACAATCTCAAATTTAAAGCCGGTACAAGCAAAATTGATTTACCGACACAAAAAGAAATTGAGAGAGATAAGGACAAGAAATTTTTAGGACACCCTTACGACGCTGCGAGCTATCTCGTTGAGTATTACTGGGCTGTTATTGATACAAAAGCAAAGAGGTAACAATGGATTTTATTTACGAGTTTGAAGATCAGACCTACAATTTAAGCGAAGATAAAGCCAAAAAGGTGGCAAGCGAAATTGTAGAGCGTTATTCAGCATTACACGAGGCAAGAAAAACACAAATAGACGAAACAAACGCTTTAAGGGACGAAATTTATCAGCGTAAATCTTATGTTGAGGACGCAGAA